CCAAAGAAGGCAAAAGAACTTGGTGAGATCACTGATCCTGTTAAGTTCGCATTTGCTGTAGCAAAACTTGAAACCCAATTGACTGTGACTTCTCGAAAACAAGCTCCTCCTCCTGAAAAAAAGATTAACGGAAACGGTAGTCTTGACTCGTCCAACGCACAGTTGGAACGGCTGCGTGAAGAAGCAGCACGCACCGGCGACATGACGAAAGTTATTGCTTACAAACGTCAGTTAAAAAACCAATCCTAAGTTATGGCTAATGCATTCAGCAAAGAAGAAAGAGTAGCGTTCGAGAACCTCCTTGAAGGTTTCCAAGACGCCCTTGTCCTGTCCCGCAACGTCTCGATCTACACCACGGATCAGACGATGATGGAACGCACCAACAACACCATCTGGAGGCCGCAGCCTTATATCAGCCGCTCGTACTCGGGCACTGATATGACCTCGAACTTCTTTGATTACACCCAGCTCTCCGTCCCCGCGACGATTGGCTTCAACAAGTCTGTGCCGTGGATTATGACGGCCACTGAACTGCGTGACGCCCTTCAGGAACAGCGCCTCGGTGACTCGGCCAAGCAGAAGCTGGCGTCCGACATCAACGTCGCAGTCCTCAACGTGGCTTCCGCTCAGGGAACACTCGTTGTGAAGCGCCTCTCGGCTGCTACCGGGTTTGATGACGTCGCCCAGTGCGAAGCCATCTTCAACGAGCAGGGCGTGAACTTCGATTCGCGTTATCTGGCGCTCTCGACCCGCGACTACAACGGCATGGCGAACAACCTCGCCGGCCGTCAGACGCTGGCTGGTAAGGCGTTGACCGCTTACGACCGCGCCTACATCGGCCAGGTCGCGAGCTTCGACACCTTCAAGATGGACTATGCGAACCGTATTGGTGCTGCTGCCGGCTCTAGCATTACCATCGACACTCGCGACTCCGCGAACAACTACCAGATTCCGAAAGCGGTGACCTCGTCCCCGACGACCGCAGAGCGCCTCAACGTGGACAACCGCTACCAGACGGTGACCGTGTCGAGCACGACCGGCGTTGCCGCTGGCGACTGCTTCACGATCGCTGCTGTGAATGCAGTGCATCACATCACCAAGGGTGACACTGGCCAGTTGAAGACCTTCCGCGTCATCAGCGTGACCAACAGCACCCAGATGGTGATTAGCCCCGGCATCGTGTCCAACCAGGTTCCTGCTGCAGCTTCGGCTGAGTACCAGAACTGTGTGGTCAACACGAAGGCATCCAACAGCGCCATTGTGTTCCTTAACACTGCGGCAGCTCCTATCAACTGCTTCTGGCAGAAGGACGCGATCGAAATCCTCCCCGGTCGCTATGCAGTGCCTTCGGACGCCGGCGCAAACGTGATGCGTGCTTCCACCGATCAGGGCATCGAACTGGTCATGCAGAAGCAGTACGACATCAACACGATGAAGACCCGTTACAGGCTCGACACGCTCTTCGGAGTTGTGAACAAGCAGCCTGAAATGAGCGGGATCATCCTGTTCGGCCAGGTCTAAACAACCTGATTCACAGAGGGAGGGTGGTTGACTCCGCCCTCCCTTTTGTGTATGAAACACTTATGCCCCTGAAAAAAGGTTATTCCCCAAAAACAATCTCCAGTAATATCAGTAAGGAGATGAAATCTGGCCGCCCTCAAAAGCAGGCCATTGCGATTGCTCTGAGCACAGCTCGCACAGCAAAGAAAGCCGCAGGCAAACCCGTTGGGAAGCTTAAGAAATGACTGAGTTTCCTGCTTTGGTTTACAAAGTTCCGGGCAAGTATGTGCGCCCATATGGAACTTACGATTTTACAGGCGTAAACAACGCTGAAGAACTGCAAGCCAAGCTCAAAGAGGGCTGGTTTCCATCTCTTTCAGAAGCGATTGAGCCTCAAGACAAAGAAGAAGTCACAGAAGAAGATGACACTGCACCTCCTACTCGCAAGGAACTTGAGGAAAAGGCTACTGAGCTTGGCATTAAGTTTGATGGCCGGTTTTCTGATAAGAAAATCGCGCAGTTAATCGACGAAGCACTGGCTAAATAGTATGGGCTACACCAAGAAACAGATCATTGAGCAGGCCTTCGAGGAGATGGGCCTTGCATCTTACGTCTTTGATCTGACCGCAGATCAGTTTGAGAGCGCACTCAGGCGCCTTGATCTGATGGTGGCTTCTTGGTATCTGAAAAACATCCGTATTGGCTATCCTCTGCCGATTAGTCCTGAGAACAGCAATATCGACCAAGAGGTTGATACGCCCATGCAGGCCAACGAGGCCCTGGTGCTTAACCTAGCTGTTCGCTTGGCACCGTCTTACGGCAAATCGCTGTCTCCTGACACAAAAGCGAATGCCAAGCTGACGTATGACCAGCTTTTGATTCAAGCTGCGGCTCCAATTGAGCAACAATACGACAAAACACTACCACTTGGGGCTGGATACAAGCGCACAGAGCGTGTATTTGTAGATGTACCGCACTTAGATCCAATACAAGTGCAGGATAACGGCCAAATCCTTTTCAGGAACTCTTAGTATGTCCATTGAACGCCTTTCACTTATAGACACGGTCACGGCATCGACCAACTTTGCCGTCAACGTCAATGGACAGGACTACCGGGTTCTCGCCCAGTCCGTTTACGACTACATCATCAACGCCACAGAAGAGTTTGGTGGTGGAGACGGCATTCTTGGAGACAAGACCATTCAATACTTTGCCCCCTCTGCGACTGGCTGGTCTGTAGCTGTTGCGGCCGAAAGCCAGAGCGCATGGCTCGTTATTACGCCCACAGCAGGCTTTGCTACTGGCACAATCACGATGCCGGCACTCATTAACGTGCAGGAAGGTCAGGAAGTGCTGGTAAACTGCACGCAATCTGTTGGCACGCTTACTGTGCTTGGCAATGGTGCAAACGTGATTGGCGCTCCTACGTCACTGGCTGCAAACGGCTTCTTCCTGATGAAGTTTGAACCAATTCTGAGTAATTGGTATCGTGTTGGATAACTACTAAATTTATGGGCCTCGCTTTTCAACCCGCTTACAACCTTGGCGTCACGGTTACGCCAGATGTGACCTCTGCCTCTGTGACTCTTGGATTCACATCTGAGTCCGTTGTGTTCACCAACCTTGGCTCGACTGTTGTCTATGTGCGGGTGGGCACTGCCAGCAGCGGCGCTCCTGCAACGACCTCTGGCTATCCGGTGCTGGTGGGCTCGCAGGTGAGCATTGGCAAGGATCAGGATGATGACACTGTCTCGTTCATCTCTCCTGCTGGCCCTGGCTCGCTTCACATCCTCCAAGGCATCGGGCTGTAATGATCCGCTTCCTGTCAAGGCGCCGGTCCAAGACTCCTGCAACGGCTGGTGGAGTGCCTCCTGTCGTTACATTCACTTACCTGCGTCCCGATGGGACATCTCAGTTTAGACGCCCTGACGGCACCTCAATCTACATCCGACCCTAGCCATGCCAAATCTCACGGTTTCCGCAGACATTGACTCTTTCATGCAGTCAGCCAACAACGCTGCTGCAAGAACCGCTTTGGGTGTGCCAGCAGCGACAATTGTTCAGGTATTTACTTCGAGTGGCACATGGACGAAGCCTGCTGGGGCTAAAGTTGTTGAAATGCATGTTATTGGTGGTGGTGCAGGAGGAGGATCTGGTTGCTCTTCGCCCAGCGGAACGGCTGCCGGCGGTGGTGCGGGTGGCGGCGGAGGCGGGCGGACATTTGTGTCGATAGACGCAAGTTTTTTGGGCGCAACTGAAACTGTTACTGTTGGCGCTGCCGGAAATGGTGGGGCTTTTGTATTGGCAAACGCAGGAAACGGAGCTAACGGAACAGCGGGTGGCGCAAGTGCTGTAGGTCTGTGGGCATATGCAGGTGGAGGATCATTTGGCGGGGGCGGAACTTCCGCAACCACTCCAATTCCAGTCACGGGTGGAGGCTCGACGAGGGCAGTTTTTATTGGCGGCTCTGGTGGAGCAGTTGCAAGCTCTGCGGGATCTCAAACATTTGGAAACGGTGGCGGAGGTGGAAACGTAACATCTGGATGTGGAGGTGGTGCTGGGGGAGGCGTCAATGCCGGTGGAACAGTTGCAAACGGTGGTGTTGGAGGATTTCAATTCATATACAACGGAGCCTTGGCCGGTGGCACTCCTGTGGGCCAAAATGGATTCTCGGTTCCAACTAACCTTCCGTATGGTGGGAGTGGAGGGGGTGGAGGAAATGCCAGCAAAACGGCAGTAGCAATGTCTGGGGGCAATGGTGGGCTGTACGGTGCTGGAGGAGGCGGAGGTGGCGCAGGGCAGGGATTTGATTCAGGCGCAGGTGGCAATGGAGCACAAGGCATTGTTGTGGTTGTAACCTATTTTTAATCATGCAATACGCAGTAATCAGTTCAGCTACAAACATCGTAGAGAACGTCATCATCTGGGATGGTGTTACGCCTTGGACTCCTCCCACTGAATGTTATACAGTCGCAATAGGTGACTCTGGCGCAGGAATCGGCTGGAGTTACATCAACGGAGCATTCGTAGCTCCTTAACTTTCCCCCGGACAAACGCAGTAAACAAAAACCAATATGGCTAACCAGTTCCTACTTAAGTATAGCGCCACTTCTGGCGTTGTCCCAACGTCCGCAGAGTTGCCTCTGCGCCAAATTGCCCTTAACACGGCTGACGGGAAGCTCTTCATCAAAAAGACTGATGGCACGATCATCACCTTTGAGAGTGCTTCTGCCTTTGCTCGTGCGGTACACAGCCACACGATTTCTGATGTCACTGGCCTTCAGGGCGCTCTTGACACGCTGACGACGGCAGCCGCTGCTGCTCAGTCTGGTGCAGACGCTTCCTTGAAGATCGCTTCCAACCTGAGTGATCTCGCCAGCGTTTCTGCTGCCCGGACCAACCTCAGTGTTGATAGCTCTGCTGAAGTTGACGGCAAGATTGCGACCTCCAAAAGCGCCTCTGACGCTTACACGGACGCCGCCATCGCAGCCCTGATCAATGGGAGTCCTGCGACGCTCGACACCCTGAAGGAAATTGCTGACGCTCTGGCCGCTGGCTCTGACGTCGCAACCGCGCTGGCTTCCAGCATCGCTGCTGTTTCTTCCCGCGTTGACACGCTGGAAGGGCAGAACCTTGACTCCCGTCTTTCGACTGCTGAAGGCGAAGTTGACGCTCTTCAGAGCGATGTTGTAGCTGCTCAGAGCGCGGCCGACGCTGCCCAGAGCGCCGCTGACGCTGCTCAGTCTGCTGCAGACGCAGCCCAATCGGCTGCTGATGCCGCGCAGTCCACTGCCGATAGCGCCGTTTCGGCCGCTGCAACCGCGCAGGCTGGCGCTGATGCGTCCCTGAAGATCGCTGCAAATCTCAGCGACCTTGCTGACGCTGCTGCTTCCCGCTCGAACCTGAGCGTTGACTCGTCCGCTGAAGTGGATAGCAAAATCAGCTCGGCTGTTAGTTCAGCTCAGGGCTCGCTTGAAAGCGACATCGAAGACGTGAGTGACCGGGTTTCGACTCTCGAAGGTCAGAACCTTGACTCCCGCCTCACCAGTGCAGAAGGCTCGATTGCTGGCCTGGGCACGATGTCTGTACAGGATGCAAACAACGTTGCGATCACCGGCGGCCTGATCGGCGCTGGTTCCGTTCCCACCGATTCGGGTGTTATTCTCACTGAGAACAGCACTTTGGACGGAGGCACGTTCTCGGGTTTTAATGGCGGGGGTGGTGGAGGCAACACCACTCCCGTGATTGGGGCCTACTTCTACGCCAGCTCTGGAAACGACTGGGGCACGCTTGCTAACTGGTTTGGCGACAGCGCCATGACTCAGGCAGCAACGCAGCTTCCAGACGGAACCACTGACGTAACACTGCTCAGTTCCGGGTCTGCCGACCTGGATACTTGGACGCAGCCGCAGAGCATCAATATTGGGTCGAATGACCTGACGTTGACCTCGGTGGCAAATCCTTCGGCTAACTTGACCTGTGGCGTTAGCGGCACAACAGGTATCGTCACGCTCAATGGCGTGGCGTTTAATCGCTAACACAACTGCGGGGATGGCTGGCTAAACACCGGCCATCCCTGCTCTTTTTTCTTTTTATTATGAATCCAAATATCTCAATCGCATGTGACGCCACTTTTGGCGCCGGCTCAGAAAACTTTGGCACTGTCACTGGAAACGTGACGTTTCAAGACGGCTCTGCAAACAGCGGAACAGTGACTGGCAATGCCGTGTTTGAGGGCAATGCTCAGAACAAGGCGGGCGCAACAGTTAGTGGCAACGCTACGTTTGCAGAGGAAACAGCAGTCAATAATGGAACCGTGAGCGGTTCTGTTACTTTTGCTGGGCCATTTGCAACATGGTTTGCTGCAAACTCTGGTGTTGATCAGTACAGTGGTGTAGGTTCCAATAATGGGAAATGGTTCCATAACCAAAATGGGCCATTCGACACAAGGGCACTTGCTCTTGATAGCCAGTACAATTATGCAGGGTGGCTTCAAAACAATGTTGGCGTAAACCAGTTTGTCACTGTGAACAATGGTACTAATGCTGTTGATGCAGAAGCTGCTCACTACGGCCAGTGGGCGTACAACTCGACTGAGTACGCTTCGGAAGCTGATGCGAGGAATGCGCAATACGAGGCTGGATTTCAGGCATGGTTGGCTTCCAACACTGGTGTCAACCAATACGCTGTGGAAGCTCGTCCTGGTAGGTTTGCATACAACTCAACAGAGTACCCGTCTATGGCCGACGCACAGGCTGCCTACGACGCTGCCAACCCTCAGTAAAACTCACTCACATCAAGCCGCTGTCCAATCCGGCGGCTTGATTTGTTTTGAGTTAGTGCTACATGAAAGAAATGCCAACTATTCTGTTGAATAACAAAGTAAACGACGGCTCTGCCCCAAGTCCGTCAGACGTAGCGGTTAGGGAATTAGCCATTGACCCGTCGAACGGTTCTCTGTGGACTAAGCTCAAGACTGGTCTTGTACGCAAGATCCTAGCCATTGCAGCGCCTCACGCAGCCACTCATGCTGCTGGTCAGCCTGATGCCATCACTCCTCTTTCTATTGGCGCAGCAATGATCGACCACCAGCACACTCCTCTGGATCTCGTGGGCTGTGGCGACATTCTTACTTCCAACGCAGCAGACTTTGCCGCTGCCTCGCATAGTCACGGCGTAGGTCAGGTTACTGGGCTGTCTGCACAGCTTGACGCTCTGGCTCAACGTATTTCAGCTCTCGAACAACAGGTTCATCCTCAATGAAAAAGAAGCAGGTAAACCTTTCAGTGTCCAAGGGCGAGAAGCTGCCAGTGTCGAAAGGCGCTGGGTTGACTGCCAAGGGCAGGGCTAAGTACAACAAAGAGACTGGCTCGAACCTGAAGGCTCCTGCTCCGAATCCCAAGACGAAGGCTGATGCTGGACGCAAGAAGTCTTTCTGCGCTAGGATGTCTGGAATGCCAGGCCCAATGAAAGATGAGAAGGGCCGGCCAACACGCAAGGCTGCAAGTCTTAAACGCTGGAACTGCAAATGAAAGACGGACTCTACAAGAACATTCATCAGAAGCGCGAACGCATCGAGGCTGGCTCAAAGGAGCGGATGCGCAAGCCGGGTTCCAAGGGAGCGCCCACTGCTGCCGCATTTAAGGCTTCTGCCAAGACTGCCAAAAAGAAGTAATGCAAATCCCAATCCTCAACGGAATTTACACAGATACCGCTGGGGACTTCCGCGTGGAGTATCCACGCAACATGATCCCTGTCGTGCTAAAGTCAGGGATCTCTGATGGTTACTTTCGTCCTGCAGACGGCATTGTCAGCCTTGGCACTGGCCCCGGCGTAGACCGTGGCGCCATTGAGTGGCAAGGGCTGCTCTACCGTGTGATGGGCACCAAGCTGGTGTCAATCTCTAGTACGAACGTAGTCACCGTCATAGGGGACGTAGGGGGCACTGGTCAGGTTACGTTTGACTATTCCTTCGACTACTTGGCTGTCGCCTCTGGTGGCAATCTGTTTCTGTATCGGCCCAGCACCGGGCTTCAGCAGGTGACAGATCCCGATTTGGGAACTGTTGTCGATGTCGTTTGGGTGGATGGCTACTTTATGACCACAGACGGGGAGTTCTTGATCGTCACAGAGCTTAATGACCCGTTCTCAGTAAACCCACTCAAGTACGGTTCTGCTGAAGCTGA